AGGGTCGGCGGGTCGGGTGATAGGAGGGTCAGCGGGTTCAGTGATTAGGTTGGGTTCTCCGATGGGTTGATGGACGGTTGGTAGATTGATGGGTGGTTGGTCGATGCGTGATAGGAGGGTTGGGGGTCCGACGTTAGGAGGGTCGGTCGGATAGTTCTACGGTGGGGTGCGACAACTTGTCACATTTACAAATATTTTATACTATGCTATTATCCTATTTGAGATTGGGATTGTGGATTGAGCTAGCAAGTTGCTACCTAGCAAGTTGTTCAGTTCAGAAGCCCATATCGTCGCTGTTGTACAATTGAATACTTGTCACGTATCTGGCGAAGTCTCGCTAGTGCTTGCCGCATATGCGGGTCCTATTCCTGCATGGATAGTATCGTAAGGTAGACGTTGGGATTACTACCTTCGCGGGTATATCTGCAAGGCTAGTCGAGACAGAGCAAGTTGCTACATAGCAAGTTGCTACAGGCAGACAGCAGCAATGCTCCTGCCATGTATAATTACAGATACACATATTGACTGTAGCCCATGCCGCCGTTAGCCAACTAACGCTCGCATGATTTGCTTGGGCATGGGTTGCAGTCGTTTTGGCAATTTCGCCGTATTCATTTTTAAAAGGGTAGTTATGGATGATTCCACTTTAGCTAGTCGCGTCCGGTTTGTCTGGCGCGGCAAGGTTGACAAGAAATTGCTAGGTAGCAAGTTGCCGCCTAGCAACGAGCAGTCTGCTGTTGCAGACTTGGAACAGGCTCGGTTGGAAAAGACGATCCAGCGAGCCAAACAACTACTGAAAGGGTTTGGTTATGACTACTGAATACGCCTCCCTGCGGGAGAAGATCGCAGCGGAGAAGATCGAACGGGCAGAGCGTTACGCCCATTTTGAGAAAGTCTGGGCGCAGGCCGTAGAATCCGGCTTCAAGGCATTCGACGAATGCGTCCCGCGCGTTATGACGGTAATATCTGGCGGTCACGAATATCGTGTAGAGGACGGACCTTGTGGGTTCGCGTGGGTAAAGCTGGTGAAAGGCAACACTAGCTTTGCCAAGTGGGCGAGCAAGAAGGGGATTTTCCGTCGATCATACAATGGTGGAATGGACCATTGGATCGGCGGGATGTCTCAATCTCACGACCGCAAACGGGCGATGGCACAGGCCATAGCCAACACCCTTCAAAGGGAGTTGGACCTGCAAGTTTATGCCGGTTCTCGTTTAGACTAACCCCTAGGGGAGAAAGTTGCTATGTAGCAAGTTTCTCTCCAATAACTTTACAATGGAGATCAGTAATGTACAAACCTGTGTCTCGCACTAAGAAGCTGCTCATGTTCGCAGCAAATGCGGCTACTTTCTTGATTCTAGCCACGTTCATTGTGGCCATCCTGATCCTGTGATCCTGTAGGAGGTTTCCATGTGTGCTCGTTGCAGAAGGTGCCATAGGTGCCAAGGGACAAATTGGGTGCTGGTGACGCTGCTGGCGAACACCGTCACCCTCCTACTTCTGTCTGTGTTTCTGCTTCATTAGGAGGAATGTGATCAATGCCTAAAATCAAAATCCTTGGGCGGAAGCCTATGTACCCAGACGATTGCGGACACTGCCGCAAGGGGCAATTCTACGCAACCGTTGAGATAGCGGGGAGATACTACGACCTCTCATTTGTGGAGGAGAGCAAGGAACCAGTGTACTGCCTGCGAGATGGGGAAGGTGGCGACTATTCCACTAGCCTAGTCCGCTACTTTGAACTCGCGGACCCTGCGCTGGGGCGCGAGATGTGGGAACATTATGGAAGGTTTAAGGGACAGCCTAATGCTGAAAAATGAAACGGTTCGCATCCCTGTAGTGGATGGGGCAGGCATGTTCCATGCAATATATCGTACAGAGCGGGCCGACTATTGTCGCCAGCTATTGTCGCAAGCTACCTCCTATGAAGAGGCGGTTGCAGAGGCGGTAGAGACCTTCCGCAAGGAGGCTGACGCCACCGCCCGCCGTGTGGTGGGGTCGTTTATAATCGAGTACTGGTAATGAAACATCGGTAGAGGCGAAACCCTAGGATTGCCCTAGGGTCCGTAGACTTGGCAAACCTACGCTGATGAGCCTGCCAAATCGAAGAAACCTGAGAAGGAAATTGTTATGAAAGTTATCGTTAACGAAGTGCAGAACGAAGGTCTCGAAGCCCTGCTGGGTCAGACTGTGACGCTGTGGTGTGGTGTTTATATCTACACAGGTAAGCTGGTAGGTGTGAACGGCTCTTGCGTCAAATTGACCGGAGCCAAAGTGGTCTACGAGACCGGCCCCTTCACTGACGCAAAGTGGAAGGACGCCCAAGACCTTGGCGCTGAAGCTTGGTATGTCCAGACGGCTGCGATTGAGTCGTTTGGCGTTATGTCCAAGACGTAATTTCAAATGGAAATGCCTAGACCTTTGTTAACCAAGGGTCTAGGTCTTGGTCTAACTAGGAGGAACATCTATGGCAACTAAGCGTACCAAGTACAGGTCTAGGTCTGGGCCTTGGTGTGGGTCTAGGTCTGGGTCTAGGTCTGGGTCTATGTCTAGGTCTATGTTTAGGTCTATGTCTATGTCTAGGTCTATGTCTAGGTCTGTGTCTTGGTCTAGGTCTGGGTCTAGGTCTGTGTCTGTGTCTGGGTCTTGGTCTGAATAGGAGGATGTAACTATGGTGACTAAACGAACCAAGTACAGGTCCGGGTCTAGGTCTGGGTCTGAGCCTTGGTCTAGGTCTGTGTCTTGGTTTAGGTCTAGGTCTGTGTCTGGGTCTGGGTCTTGGTCTGTGTCTTGGTCTAGGTCTGGGTCTATGTCTGAGCCTTGGTCTATGTCTGGGTCTAGGTCTAGGTCTAGGTCTAGGTCTTGGTCTGACTAGTGAGTACTGGTTAGGAGGTGATATGACATACATAGAAGCACTGTCGATGTACGGAGGAGAACCTTCGTGGATTCTTAAAGCTATGGTGGAGAATCATGAGGACTGTTCATCTTTTAACAGCCCCAAAGAAAACCGCAGCCTACTCGCTGCAAAGCTAGTCCTAAAACTCAGGAGGATGGACAATGATCCATGTAAGTAAGTTAAACGGCAAGATGGACCGCATGATCGCCATCGGAACCAACACTCTTAAACAAGAGTTCTGCCAGAAGATGTCCAAGGTGGACCGTGACGACTGGATTTGTCGTTATTGCTACAGCCATGCCACACTGGGTAATGGATACCGCCCTAATGTAAAGGCGGCACTTGACCGCAATTGGTTTATAACGGAGCGTCCTCTGGAGGATCACGAGATACCAAGATTTTATCCGGGGGACGTAGTCCGGTTCTCCCATCACGGGGACGTAGAAAATCTGCAACATGCAGAAAATTATCTCGCCATAGTCCGTGCTAACCCCAAAGTAATTTTCGGGTGGTGGACTAAACGTCCGGGCATGGTGCAGGCTGTCATTAGGAAACATGGCAAGCCTGAAAACTTATTCTTGGTATGGTCTAACCCGTTTGTCAACAAGTTACGGACAGTTCCGCCGATGTACTTTGATAAGGTATTCAATAACGTCACGCGGGACAAGTTTGTAGACCAGCAAGACTGCACGGGGCAACGCTGTAGAGACTGCATGACTTGCTATACACGCAACGATAAAACGTATGTCGTGGAAGCTATCCGCAAAAGGTAACTGGGTGAAAGGTTGGGGCAAGTTGCTATGTAGCAAGTTGCTTCAGCCTATACCAGATTGGCATTCTGGTACTGATGATCCTGCTAAAACTAAAGAGGAAGTATGCCATGACCATGAAAAAGATTGGTGGCATTCGGTTTATCCGTATTGGACGGATACAATTGTCGTTCTGTATTTGTCGGAGGAAAGAAGAAAATGCGCGCTAGAGTATACTACAACTTGCAACGCCAATGCTTTTCCGTTGTAGACAAGCAAAAGAAAATAGTAGTGGACTATGTCCATCACCTAGTCCTTGAGGATGTAAAGTTCATCGTATGGAAGTCTGGACAAGCTAAGGTTCGTCGAACCGGGCAGAAGAATGTACATGCTTTTGTAGAAGGGGACGTTGTACCGCACAAGGTGTTTAATAACATTGTAGACGTGATCTACAACCCATTCACACTAGATCACTTTGTGTTAAAAAATGACCGCACTGCGGAAATCCACAAGGCTGAACAGGTAATGCTTACATGCAAGCTTGGAACGCCCTACATCTTTGCGGATGGTAAGCTAGAAATTCATAGGGAATTGAAGCTCCTTACCCATGAGCAAGTACAGGAGATTTTAGCAGCATGACATGCAAATGTGAGGACTTAGAATATCTCTACTCAGAGGACCGCATAGCTATCTATGCATGTAGAGATTGTTTTAAGGAGTGGAGGGGTGAAAGCCCCTCCTTTGACGTAGTGGACTATAATACTAGACTGGAAGAAAGGTACGGAGAATGATTAGAGATAATGTTTGGGTTGGGTGGAGAGTAGACAAGCTACGGGAGCTATGGCCATCCGCATACACGGCGCAAGAGATTGCGGATATACTGGGTGTTGTTAGTCGTAAGGCGGTAATAGGGAAAGCCTTTCGAATGGGCCTGCCCAAAAAGGATAAGACTACTCGTACCAACCTCGCTGTAGTAGAGATAAAAGTAAAACCTATTGCAGTAAAGAAGACCTGTGCTTGGCCAATAGGCCATCCAAATAGGCCAAACTTTCACTATTGCGGTGATGAAAATGTAGTGGAGGGTAAACCCTACTGCAAGAAGCACTGTGATATAGCCTATGTACCCTACGAGAGGATCGCATGAACATATTCTATTTAGATAAGTCGCCTCGACTCGCAGCAGAATACCACTGCGATAAGCATGTGGTTAAGATGCTGTTGGAGTCAGCGCAAATACTCTCAACGGCACACCGTATGTTGGAGGGTAAGCTAGAAGAAAAGCGATGGGTCTTGTCTGGAATTAGAGACTCTGTCCTATACAAAGTAACTCATCAAAATCATCCTAGCTCCGTATGGGCTAGGAGTAGTGCAGATAATTATGAGTGGTTATACAGACTGTATGACAATCTTTGCCATGAGTATAAGAGGAGGTATAAAAAAATACATAAGTCAGAAGAAATCTCCTACTATCTAAGGGATGCACCACTGTGGATTTCCCTAGAATCTTTCACCCCTCCGCCTCAGTGTATGCCAGATGAGTATAAGAGGGACGATTGTGTAGAAGCATATCGTGCTTATTACAGGGGGGCCAAGGCTTCCTTTGCTAAATGGAAAACCCAACAGCCGGAGTGGTGGTAGAACTATGGTGACTAAACGAATCAAGTACAAGGCTCGGTCTTGGTCTGGGTCTTGGCCTTTGTCTTGGTCTAGGTCTTTGTCTAGGTCTTGGTCTATGTCTGGGTCTAGGTTTGAGTCTGGGTCTTGGTCTTTGTCTAGGTCTGGGTCTGGGTCTGATTAGGAGGAAGAACTATGGTGACTAAACGAATCAAGTACAGGGCTTGGTCTAGGTCTGCGTCTGGGTCTGTGTCTAGGTCTTGGTCTTGGTCTGGGTCTAGGCCTAGGTCTAGGTCTGGTTCTTGGTCTAGGTCTAGGTCTGGGTCTGGGTCTTGGTCTTGGTCTGGCTCTTGGTCTGGGCCTGAGTCTATGTCTGGGTCTAGGTCTGACTAGGAGGAAACACGTATGGCAACTAAGCGAACCAAGTACAGGTCTAGGTCTAAGTCTGGGTCTGAGTCTAGGACTATGTCTATGTCTTGGTTTAGGTCTAGGTCTGTGTCTGTGTCTTGGCCTGTGTCTAGGTCTGGGTCTGAGTCTTGGCCTGTGTCTTGGTCTTGGTCTGACTAGGAGAAACATCTATGGCAACTAAACGAACCAAGTACAGGTCTATGTCTTGGTCTGGGTCTAGGCCTAGGCCTAGGTCTAGGTCTGGGTCTGGGTCTAGGCTTTGGTCTAAGTCTAGGTCTAGGTCTTGGTCTGGGCCTTGGTCTGGGTCTAGGTCTAGGTCTGGGTCTAGGTCTGGCTAGGAGAATGAAACCTATGTGGAATATCTCTTCAAAGAAAGTAGGCGGTATCCTTTTCATAAAGGTAGGACGCCTCTGCTTTTCTTTCTGCGTTACTCGCGAATACAAACCACTACAACAGGAGTAAAGACTATGCCAAAGTTTATCTACATGGAAGCCGCCCCAGTCCTGAAAGGGGAGGCTCGAAAGTATGCCGGCAGCTATCGAAAGATGGCAGTGGTTGAACTTGAGGATGGCTTCGAAGGCAGGCCTAAGATGATATCCGAAAGAGCAAGGGGAGTGGTCCAAGTGGTGGCCAACGTAACGGCTCACATGGGCAGCACCATGCGTAGCTACGGCTATCGCGAGAGGATCAGGCTCAAAGAACTAGCCGATGATCTGAACAATGGAGAAGAAAATGTTATCTGAAATATCCTTCAACAATGTTTACCTCAACTACAAAGGCTCTATCGTTTCGATAGCGCAACACAGAAACGAAAGGGGTGACACTCTCGTTCAGGAAATCTATGTGATTAACGGAGACCATGACCCCCTGAGTTTTGAAGGTACCCCTCAGTCTCTCATCGAGGCACTCGGTGAGATCATGAAATTTCTGGATAAAGAGAACCAGTCCAACCCACCAGTTGGGTATCACTATTCTCTGCCCTTTGGCAACGGGAGTGTTTGATAATGACTAAAATCGCAGCGCCTGAGTGGAGGCTCCGAACATTACAACGTGTGCAGTGGGCGTCTCAATACGAGAAGGGATATTTAGCAAGCCACTTCGACAACGGACTGAGAAGGGCGGTCAGTATAATCGTGCAAGAAGGGCTGATTGAAGAACGACGCATCCCACCTAAGTATGGGTTGTCTTATTTCATTACTCCTAAAGGGGTATCCGAAATAGAAAGGCTTTCATAATGCGAATGGAAGACAGACCAAAGGGGGATCTCAGACATCCCTGTACCCGTTGTCAGAAGGAAGCACAGGATATAGTCCACATAAGTGGGAATCTATGTGCGACATGCTACCTCACTCTTAGTAAAATAAAAAAAGGTTGACCAACAGCCTAGTTTTTTAGTATAAAAAGTGTGTCACTAACGGCTGCTATGAAAGGAAATGCAATGCCGCTCGATACCGTTATCTCTTTCCCGAACATGAACCAAAATGTGTTTGGGGAAATCCCAGAAGATGTAAACTTCGACATCTTCTTTGAGTCGTCCCGTGTAGCACACAAGAAGTACGTTGTGAACGCTGTAACGGGTGATCCGCTAGATGTAGTAGGGTCAAAGTTTAAGTGTGCTTCTCACCCCGAATACTTCTCCCGTGTACAAGATACAATTAGGGACAACCTAAGCATTCACGATCTTCAAGATGCTAAGGTTAGCTGGAAGACAGCACGCAATGGGTGCTTTGCTCTGATGGATATTACCCTGCCGAACGTCCGTTACAGCGTCACCACTAAGAAGCATCAAGTGGATGTTGCGCAGCGTGTCATTGCCTTGCATGGCATTGATGGGCTATGCTCCAATCAGGTTTTCTTTGGGGCGATTGATGCGTTCTGCACAAATGGTATGATTGTTGGTGATTGGGATAAAGTTAAGCGTAAGAACACTGCTAACTTCAGCTTAAATAGCTTCATTGATGAGCTAAATAAGGCTAAGGTGGAGTTCCATGAACATGGCAGGGTCTTACAAACGTGGGCCGAAAAGGAACTAGCCTTCGAGGATGTTGAGCTACTGCTTCCAGAGATCGTAGGCAGTAAGCGTAAGGCTGAGAAGATGGGGCATCTCTACCTTGAGGAAACGCAGACGCGAGGGCATAATGTGTATGCATTGTACAGTGCATTCACTAACTATGCCACGTATGCGGATGAACGTAATGGGTTTAAACTGAAAGCCTCTGATAATGACAATGAGGCAGTGAACATGTTTATGCGGGAACAGTCCGTAATAAAGTGGGTAAACAGCCCACAATTCAAAGCCCTTGCAGCCTAGGCTGTAATGCTTTCATCAGGGGAGGGGTTAATTCCCCTCCCTATTTTTATGGAGGATGCTATGACTACCAAAACATTTGGAGATTTAATTAATTTATATAAAACCCATGAACGCATGTTGAATCTAAAGGATACTACACAAAAACAGTACCTTTATTTTCTACAGGTTATAGAAAAATATATCCCTGATCTTAACGTGGATGCCGCGTCTATAGACAAGGAGTTCGCTGTTGATTTTTATAACAGAATAATGAAAGACTATTCTGCTACTATTGGCCGCATGTGTGTACAGTTATGTAGAACAATGTTTCATATCGGAAAGGTGGGCATTCCAAATCCTTTTGTAATGCAAACTAAGCCTTATAAAACAATATGCACTCCTATATGGACCCATTCTCAAGTTATGAAATTTCTTGAGGCGTGTTATGCAGATTTTAAGTGTAGAAATATAGGTGTTATATCCCAACTAATCTATGAATGGGCTCAGCCTCCGGGCATTATACGAACACTAAAATGGGATAGCATAGACTTTAAGTCTAAGATTGTAACCCTAGCACAAAACCATGGCGCAAATTTATATCTTGAGATTGAAGACCCTTTAATTGACCTGCTTAAGCAGCAGGAGAGAGACTTTGGATTTCAAGAGTATGTTGCGCCTAGCATGAACCCCGTAAATGGGAAGTACCAACCTTATTCTATATACAAATTTAACTACTACGCAAACAAGATTAAGGAACGAGTTAATTTACCTACTGAATTAAAGGTACATTATCTACGCAGGACTGCTGTTTCGCAGATGAAAGCTGCTGGATTATCTAATTCTGATATCGCATCAGTGGTAGGATTCCAAGAGGATAGGGGTGTAAGAAATATAGTTAATACATTTGCACATCTTAACATGGTTAAAGCACGTACTAGACAAAAAGTGTAGATCGTGCTACGTTTTAACTCTCTTAACAAGGGCAAGAGAAAACATGAACCTAAACAAGTATGTAGAGGAGTTAGGTTTAGCTTTAGGAGAGACAAGAAGGTCTAACTGTCCTGTCTGTAGGGGTCGTAACACATTCACTGCATCTAACATGAATGGGAGGATTCTATGGAATTGTTATAAAGCAAGCTGTAGTATTAAGGGTACTGGAAAAACTAATATGTCAGCTGCTGACGTATTAAAAGTTATGCGTAAAGGTACGGAGGATACCGTACCTTTTATGTTTGACTTTAACAAGCCTGCCTTTTTAGTACAGCAATTCTCACCAGCGGCCATAGAATGGCTGACAGAATGGGGTATTGACAGCAAGCACGTTTTGTACGACATTAAGGATCATAGGGTAGTCTTTCCTGTCTACCATGAAGGTATTCTTGTAGATGCAGCAGGTCGCGCGATTGGCTACAGAAGACCTAAATGGTTACGGTATGGCAGGTCAGGGCTACCCTATGTACATGGAGAAGGAGATGTCTGTGTCTTAGTAGAGGACTGTATAAGTGCTTATGTAGTGGCCAGTAGCAGTGTCACTGGCTTAGCTATTTTAGGTACTTCTCTTGCAGACAGGCATATAGAGCTGCTTAAGCAATATCGACGTGTTATAGTGGCTTTAGACCCGGATGCTGCTGATAAGACACTTAAGTTTACCCGTATGCTTAGGTCATCCTTACCTGACGTGAAGGCTCTAAAATTGAAGGATGACCTTAAGTACCGTATCACTGAAGACTTACAGAGATTGGAAGACTTAGTATGGAGCTAATGATACTGCGTTCTCTAATGGATTACTCTTTCCATGAGGACCATAATAATTTTAAGTGTCCAACGGCCATCTTCTCTCAGGAAGGTCAGAAGATTAAGAGGGCAATAGATGAGGCAGTAGGTTTGTACGGTAGAAGCTTAGAACCTACGGAGGTTGAGGCTATTTACCTAACACAAAATCCTACCCTTACTTCATCTCAGAAAAGTACTATCTCTGACATTTTCCAAAAGATCTCCCGTGAAAAAGTTATTGGAAAAGATGTGGCACGAGACATCTTGTCTACTCTTTTTCAACAACACATTGGTGAAGAGATTGCAAACTTAGGGTTTGAATATGTCAATGGAAACAAGGCTTCACTAGAGGAACTCCGTAGCCTCTTAGAAAAGCACGAAGATAACTTTCTACCACGTGTAGAAGTTACTTGGGACAATCTCTCATTTGATGAGATCATTGCACAGACACTCAATAAACCTAAGTGGCAGTTTAATATTCCTTCTCTACAAAAGAAGGTCACTGGCATTGATGGTGGACAGTTAATTGAGGTAGGTGCACGATCTAACGTAGGCAAAACATCGTTTCATGCCAGCTTAATTGCAGGGCCGGATGGCTTTGCAGAACAGGGAGCTAAAGTCCTTGTACTATGCAATGAAGAACCAGTGCGTCGAGTATTGTTACGCTATGTACTAGCAGCTGCTGGCTATCCTGAAGGCGACATAATGAATAACTATGCCACAGCTACGTCACGATATAGTAAGATCAGCGACAAGATTTTTATTAAGGATGTCACCGAATACAAAATGGATTGGGTTGATACAGTCTGCCGTTCTTACAATCCTGACATTGTTGTACTCGATATGGGGGATAAACTAGCCAACATGAATGGTTATAGCCGTGTAGATGAAGCACTAAAAGCCAATGCAATCTACGCTAGGCGTATTGCAAAGCGACATGATTGCGCTATCTTCTACATGTCTCAGTTATCTGCAGAAGCAGAAGGTAAGATTGTATTGAACCAATCCATGATGGAGGGTAGCCGCACAGGTAAAGCTGCAGAGGCAGACCTTATGCTTTTGTTAGCTAAGAACCCTCAGCTATCTGACCAAGCAGAAGAAGATAATCAGAGACATATTAACATAGTTAAAAATAAGTTGACAGGATGGCATGGCATAGTGCATTGTGAGTTCGACTATAGAACAAGTAGGTATACAGCATAGGAGATTAATGTGACTACAACAAATGTTCGTACAACCAAACTTCAAACACAGTTTGAACCTAACACTAAGGTTACAATCTTTACAAACGACAAAGATGACAAAGCCAATGTCATCATTGTAAACAATGTAGTAGGTATTAATCATACTGCGCAGGGATATCAGTTGCTAACTGACACACAGGAAACTGTCTTTGTGTTATGGTCACATACCAAATACTTCCTGACAGGAGTAGAGAATGCCTCAGTATAAGTTCAGTGATCGCTCACTAAGAAATTTAATAGGTGTAAATATGCTACTTCAAACTGTTATGAAGATGGCAATACTAAAGTCTACCATCGACTTTGGTATTGGTGAAGGTGTACGTTCGGAAGAACGTCAGCAGTACCTTTTTGACACAGGAAAATCTAAGACATTAAAGTCTAAGCACATTACAGGTGATGCTGTAGACGTTTTAGTATATAAGAATGGTAGTATCGTCTGGGATCACGACGCCTTTGCAGAAGTTGCAGAGGCAGTCGCTTTAGTATCTAAAGAAATTAATGTCCCTATACGGTGGGGGGCAGCATGGACTGTACCTGACATTGGTAAATGGGAAGGTACAATGATTGGCGCTAGAACTTCTTACGAAGAGACAAGAAAAGGAGAGGGCCGTACCCCATTCATCGACTCTCCTCATTTTGAATTGCCGTAGGAGACTCCTATGAAACTTTCAATCTACTACAATGACGAAAATCACCGTAAGTCTGAAGTCTATAAGAAAGAAGGTGGTTTCTGTGTAGTCTTCTACGAACAAGGCCAGAAGATCAGAGAAGAAAGTTACCTAGGAAAGAGTGAAGACTACCACAGAGATAGTGCTGAGAACTGGGTACTAGGTATCAATACGCTACACTGATAAGCACTCTTAGCTCAGTTGGATAGAGCAACAGACTTCTAATCTGTGGGTCAGAGGTTCGAGTCCTCTAGGGTGCGCCAACTACATAAGGGGCAATTGAGGAGCAGTTATAATGGAATATAGCCTAAATATTAACAGCAGTATAAAGGTGAGCCACGGTGCCGCAGAAACTCTTGTAAAAAAAGTTCTTGTTGACTTATATAAAGACATAGACAAGAATGATGAAGACCTACGCAAAGCATTCATAACTGTGCTTAGGTTCTTTATGAACTACGATGAGTTTTTTGATTGGTGCAAAACAGGAGAATGAAATGGCTAGTGCGTCGTTAGCTGGGTGGACTGTAGCGCCCATTGTTCCTAACCAACCTGCCGCTATGGAGGATGCGATAGTTTACTTTGCTAGAGTATCTAATCCTACGGCCCAGATGGAAAATCTATATGGAGATAAGCTACTTAAGTATCTAATTAGACATAAGCACTGGTCTCCATTTGAAATGGTTAATGTTGTTCTAGAAATAGAAACATCTAGGGATATTTCTAGACAAATGCTTAGGCATAGAAGTTTTTCAGCACAAGAGTTTAGTCAAAGGTATTCAGCCACAGAAACTTTAGTAGACGCCAGAGAGGTTAGGCTACAAGATTATACCAACAGACAAAATTCCTTAGCTGCTAACGATCCTGAGTTAAAGGCTTGGTGGGAGGGCGCACAGAAAGAGTTATGCCGTCATGTGTTTCGTTTATACGACCAAGCACTTAAACGTGACATAGCCAAAGAGGTTGCTCGTTGTATCCTTCCAGAAGGATTGACTCGCACTAAGCTATATGTTAATGGGACAATGCGTAGTTGGATTCACTATGTAGAACTTCGTACTCATAAGGATACACAGAAAGAGCACAGACAATTAGCAGTTAAATGCGCTACTGCTATTTCAAATGTGTTTCCATACATTAACCAATTCGTTCAAGGGGACTAATACAAATGAAGTACGTAACTATTAAGCTTGATGTTGATACGGTTTTATCGGATGATGGTAACTTTGATATACTAGTATGGTTTGGTGATGATTCAGATGAACCTAAAGTAATTAACTATAACATCGACGATATGATTCAGTCTATGATTAAAGATTATCAATATCCTGATGGTAGGTTTAATGACGTTGATGCTACAGCATTAAAACTTCTTTTGTCTGCCTTTGAAAACAACGTACATATGGCAATAGATGCGGCACGCTTTATGTTAGATAGAAAGGCATGAGTAAATACTACGTAAACAAGTTTCTTGAACACGCGAGAACTGCTGCCTTGACTACACCCGGCGTACATTCCAGCAAAGGCAGCAGGTTTCGTTTAGGTGCAGTACTCGTAGATAAATACGTAGTTTGTTCTGGTGTAAACAGTTATAAGACACACCCCCTTCTGCGTCATAGAACACAGTGGCCACATTTACACGCTGAACAACATGCTCTCTTCAGGTATGGACTAGACAACTGTAAAGGTCTAGACTTATACGTTTGTAGAATACTTGCGGACTCATCTATGGCTTTATCTAAGCCGTGTAAAGTATGCACCCAATTTATCATAGAGGCTGAATTACGTACTGTATACTACTCTATAAACGATAGGCGATGTGGTGTCTTTAATGTCGCTGAACGTAGGCATTCGTCAATGTCGCTGTTCGATTACACCTGACGGAGGCTATTATGTTTTCTCCTGACTGCTATATGCTGCTACAGATAACCACTAAGCTAAGGAGTAGGATGCAGAATGATGACAGCTTCACACCTGATGACCTCTATTGTATATGGGAGGCGTATAAAAATCTATGTGACTACTGGGAATTAGTTTTCGAACATTTGAATGCCCCTCCTCCCTTGCATTAGGAGTACTCAATGCAAATCGTCTTAGACGTTGAGAATACGGTTACAACTAAGAACGGCAAGAAACAATTAGACCCCTACGAATCTACTAATAGTTTAGTGATGGTAGGGGTCAAATTTTTGGGGGGTGAGTCGAGACTTTTTACTTACAACCATAGCGATACTCGGTATGTCAGCAATAAGCAAGAGCTACAGGATATTTTATCTAAAACTACTCTCATGATTGGTCACAATATTGTACATGATCTAACGTGGTTGTGGGAGGTAGGCTTAACGTACGATAATCCTGTTTGGGATACCATGCTAGTAGAATACCTCTTACATAAGGGGTTAAAGAACCCCCTCTCTTTGGAGGCTTGCGCAGAACGTCGCTGCTTGCCTATAAAGAAGCAGGACACTCTTAAGCAATACCTAAAAGAGGATGTTAGCGTAGCTGATATTCCTCATGATGAACTGTCTTCTTATCTCCTAGACGACTTAGCTGTAACAGAACTCTTATATACAGCTCACCTTTCAGATCTACAGAGACCTGATAATGTAAGTCTTACTTCTACTGTGCAACTAACGAACAGGGTTGCTTTGTCATTAGCCAAGATGAATAAGAGCGGTTTCTCTGTCGATAAGGAAGTCTTAGAAGACGTTCGTGTTCAGTACACAGATGAACGTCAGCAACTAATCAAAGAGTTAGATGAGAATACAAACAAGCTTATGGGGGACTATCCCATAAATCTAAACAGCCCAGAGCAGTTATCTTGGGTAATCTATTCTAGAAAGCCACTAGATAAAAAGAGTTGGCCAGACCTATTTCATAGAGGAATGAATGCAGCGGAATTTAGAAGTACAGTATCCAGTGGTAGTGAACTCATATACAAGAAGACAGCTAGACAGTGTAAAGTTTGCTACGGCAAAGGTAAAGTCTTCAAAACAAAAAAGGATGGAAAGCCTTTCTCCAAACCTACTAAGTGCAATGGCTGCGAGGGAGAAGGCTATCTGTTTGTATCTACTAATGAAGTAGCTGGGCTAAAGTTTAGCGCACCTAATGAGAAGTGGGTTACAGCCAATGGATTTAGTACAAATAAGTCTGACTTGACAACACTGGCTTCTACTGCTATTTCCTTAAAGAAAGATGTTGCTCACAATTTCTTGAGTAAGGTTATGCGCCTAAGTGCAGTAGAGACATATTTATCTTCCTTCGTCGAGGGTATTAGTTCCTTTACAAAGGACGATAAAAAGTTACATGTACAGCTTACACAGGCTGTTACATCTACAGGTCGTTTTTCTGGCCGCAATCCTAACATGCAGAACATGCCGCGCGGCGGAACCTTCCCCGTCAAGAGGTGTTTTGTATCGCGGTGGGAAAATGGCCAGATACTAGAGGCTGACTTTGCTCAATTGGAATTTCGAGTAGCTGCATATCTGTCTCAGGATCAAACAGCTATACAGGAAGTAAGCAATGGGTTCGATGTACATTCCTATACAGCACAGGTTATCAGTAATGCAGGCCAACCTACAACTCGCCAAGAGGCAAAAGCCCACACCTTCGCCCCTCTCTACGGAGCTACCGGGTTTGGACGATCTTCTGCCGAAGCCAGATACTATGAACACTTTGGAGAAAAGTACCAAGGCATCGCGCGTTGGCACAGGGAACTCGCCAAAGAAGCTTTAAATGAGGGCCGTATAACTACACCTTCTGGTAGGCAGTTTGCTTTTCCTAACATTGAACGTAGGGCAAATGGCACACCTACATTCTTCACGCAGATAAAGAACTATCCAGTACAGTCGTTTGCTACTGCGGACATTGTACCACTTGCCCTCATCTATATTGAGGAGCAATTAGAAGGTTTGAATACATGTATTGTAAACACAGTACATGATTCTATCGTCTTAGACGTACATCCAGAGGAGGTAAAAGATGCACTATCCGTAATAGACAAAACTAACAAAAATCTTAAGCGTCTTATCGACCAGCAATGGGACATAGACTTTAATGTGCCTCTTCTTTTAGAGGCAAAAATAGGACCGAATTGGCTTGACACAAAAGAGGTTGAGTGATATAACTCTCTTCCTTTTTTTATGGAGTAAAACATGACTGAACTTATGACGACGAATAACAGCTTTGCTGATCTAGCTAAAGCTGCTGGTATGTTGCTCGCATCTGAAGGCTCAGAAACGCGGACCAACAGCCTATCCCGCCTTGGACTATTGCAGAAACCTATTGTAGGTAAGCAAGAAGTCAAAGGTAAAATGGTCAATGTAGAAGTAGTCGAAGCAGGACACATCAAATTAGAAAACGCAGATACGAGAGAGCTTTTCTATGCAGAGTCTGCACACCTACGCCCCTACATGCAGCGTGTTTTGTATAAACGCTTTGTGCGGGGGAGTGGAGATGAACCTAACAAGTTTATCAAGACTGTTATGGCAACAGACCTTAATAGCGATTTAAAAGACACAGAAGGGGGTTTCAATTGTGGTAAGCCAGCGGGCTATATCAAAGATTGGAACGCTGTCCCTGATGCTCTTAAGTCCGTTATTAAACAGATTAAGCGTACTCGTGCTATCTTTGGTACAGTAACTCTTTATGGTGTAGTCAATGCATCTGGAGAGCAGGTTGACTTAGAAAAAGACATCCCAGTGATCTGGGAGATTGATAATAGGGATGCCTTCAAGGATAGCAATACCCCTTTCCGTTCTCTCTATTCACGTAAAGAACTACCTATGCACCGTAGGATCAATGTCTCTTCAACGGAAAGAGGCTTGCCTAACGGAGAATCCTTCTATCTACCTAAGCTTGATCTAGACCTCTCTAATAAGTTTGACATTAATGGAGAGGAGCAGGCGCTTTTTGAGTCCTTCTTAGATTGGGTGAACAACTACAACAGCTATGTCCTACGTCAGTGGGACACAAAAGTTAATGGGGATGATCTACCGAGCGGACAAAACGCGCTGTTAGACAGCTTCATTGAGGTTGAAGGAGAAGCTGCATAATGAACCACCCCTCTGAATTGGCATTACATATTCTCCTTTCTCGTCTGCGCGAGAAAGACGCAGAGGTATCTGAAAATACTATAAATCAGATTACCTCAGACGTTAAGGAAGCTCTTGTACGTCAGTTCAGAGGGGGTAAAAGGGATGCCTTTCGCATCCGAATGTCAAACATAGGGCGTCCTTATTGCCAACTTTGGTATGAGAAAAACAAACCAGAGGTGGCAGAAGGGCGCTCCTATAACTTTGTTATGAATATGATGATGGGTGACATCGTCGAAGCCGTATTTAAAGGGCTGCTTACAGAGGCAGGAGTTCAATACGAAGGTAGCGAAGAGGTTGTCTTAAAGCTTGGCGATGGAATAGAAGTTAAAGGAACTACGGACTTAAGCATCAATGGTGCTATTGATGATATTAAGTCTGCATCACCTTGGTCATATCAAAATAAATTTAGTTCTTTAGAAAGCCTTGAAAAGAGTGATGCCTTTGGCTATATAGGACAACTTGCTGGCTATGCAAAAGCATCTGGCAAGAAGATTGGTGGTTGGTGGGTTATCAATAAAGCCAACGGCCAGTTTAAGTACGTAGAAGCTAATGGTGTAGACGTTGATGCTGTTTGCACACAGCT